CGGCGTGCTGGCACCTGTGGTGACGGCCGTCGCCTCGCCCTGCGCGATGACGTTGACGGTTGCGGAAAGTAGCCCCGATCGCTGCGCCTGGACGGACAGGCTGTTCGCCCGAGCGCCGTAGTTCATGCCGAAGAACGGCACGTCGGGAAGCCCGACCTCGATCGACATCGACGGCAGGGTCTGCGTGCCGGAGACGAAGGTGTGGCCGTTGGCGCCACCGCTGAGCGTTGCGCCCGAGACCGTGCCATTCGAGGCGGGCGTGGTCGACGCGGCGATTGTGAAGCTGTTGCCGCCAAGGCCGAGCGTATCGTGCGTGATCGTCAGCGTGTTGCCGCCGGTCTGGGCATAGGTCGCAGCTGCGACTGCTGGCACGACGCTGGCGTTGAGGGCGGTCACGGCATTGGTCAGCGTAGCGCCGAGATTGGCACCGATCTGGATCTGGTTGCCGGTCGGTGCGGCAGAAACGAAGGTGAAGGCGGTTGCGGCTATCGTGATCGTCGCGTTCGCCACGGGTTGAGCGGAGAACAGGATCGAGCCCCTGGCCGCCACCGATGCGGCGGTCGTAGGGTTGCCGAACAACGCCTTCAGCCAGAAGCCGATGTTGCGGTGGTCCATCGGAACGACGATGTCGCTCTCGTTCGACACCACGTCATAGGCCGGCGTCAGCGGATCGCGGCCATAGCCGAGGAGATCGCTTTCGATCAGGGATTGCTCTTCGCCGAGGTTGGCCGAGACGAAGGGCAGCTTGCGAAAGCCGGTGCCGGGCGTGACGCCATAGGTGGCTTCAAACACCGCAGCCATGACGGCGTTGGCGCCGCGTGCGCGTGCCATGGGAATACTCCTGTCGTTGTTGGTTTAGTTGCAAAGGCCAGAGCGAAGTCGAAGGGCCGTCGATCAGTTCAAGGGATCGGTCGTCGCGTAGACCGCGAGGATCGCAAGATCGGCAAAGCGGCCCGGCAAGGCGCCGAGCGCTTCGATATCGTCCGTCACCGGCGCTTCTGCTTCGATCCAGTCGCAAAGCCCGCCGAGCGTCCGGTTCGTCATGACCGCCGCGCCGATCGCGCCGGTCATGGCGTCCACCACCTGCTCGCGGGTGAGGGTGGCGCTCTCGTAAGCTGCGATCTCAAGCGGGATGCGGTGCGAATAGAGATACGTGAGAGGCGAGAGGCTTACCTCCGGTTCGCCCGGATCGCCGTCGCGGATCACGACCAGCCCGCCAGGCGGAATACGCTCGGCCTTGGCCAGATTGCGCTTCACCTCCGCGCCCGGCAGGGCAGCGGCGACAAGCGCCTTCACCGCCGCAAGGACGGTTTCGCGTTTCGAAGGCATTGACGGGAACTCGCTCTCTATGCTCACTTACATCCAACAACGGGAGGCAAAAAATGGACATTGATAAAGAAAAGCTGGCAATTATTGTGAAGAACGCATTGCCAAAAGGAACCATCATAGCTTGGTATGGCTCCGATCCAACAACCATCCCAGATCCCGATATCTGGGCCATTTGTGATGGAACAAATGGTACGCCTGACTTAAGAGGGAAATTTGTCCGTGGCGTTTCGGATTTGGCCTCAATTGGGTTGGACCCAAACGGCACAAGTTCGCATTCGCACCCGGGCTCTGCAGCGATGGCTGCCGACATCCCGACCCATCATGTCTACAGCACAACAAAGGGCAACGACGACCTACCAACGACTTTTGGCTACCACACGCATCCACTGGCAATAACTGAAGTTTCTCACATTCCTCCAAACTTCCGCCTTTTGTATTTGATGAAGCGCTAAGTCGGCCAGTGCCGCGCGATCAGCGAGGGCACGCGCGCGGCTTGCCGCTTGGCGGCGCTCTCGACATCGAGCCGCTTCTTCAGCACGACCTGCGGAACCAGAATGAACACGATCACGCTGGCCTGTCCGGTCTTGCGGCGATTACGGGCGGCAATCCCGCGTGTGGTGATCCGGGCATCATCCGCGACCAGCAGCGAGGGACGGCCACGGCGATAGACGAACCGCAGCTTCAGGCCGGTTCGCCGTTGCCAGCCCTCCGGCGTGATCCTTTCGCGCGAGCCAACGGCACTACGTCCGCTCTTGCCGGCGGCTGCGGTCGGGATCGCCAGGAACAGGCCGCGCGCCGAGCGGATCACCACGCCCCGGTCAAAGGCATCGACGATTTTCGGCGCGCGCGACCAGACATAGGCTGCGGCCTCGGCGCTCTCGCCAACCTCGGGGAAGGTTTTTCCCCGCCATGTCCGGGACAGCCGTTCACCGAGCCCGGCCGCGACCATATCTTCGCGGAGATCCTGCTTCAGGCCGTCGGCAGCGTCGCGCATGCCGGATGTGACGGCGCGTTCGATATCCTTCTCAGTTTCGGCAAGGGCTTTGCCGAGATCGGGACGCTGGATGGTAAAGCGCACAGATCACACTTTCACGGCTTCACACGCCGAGACGAGTCCGAGCGCGTCGCCCATCGGTTCGCCGATGAGCCGAAAGGTCTCAGCGCCGATCAGGATCAAATCGCCCTCGGTGATCGTTGCCGCCTGCGAGCGCCGGATATCGATGCCGACAGTCGGCAGAACGGCGCGGCTTTCCCCGAATTCCGCCATGCGGTCGGGCGACTTGCGGATGATGCGGACAACGACGCCAACGCCGACGCCGCCCGCCTTCCACAGCGCGTCTTCGCCGATATTGGGATCGGCGAAGAGCGCATCGATAGCTGAAGCGAAGGCGTCGATCACGGATCGTTCGCCCGGAAGGAGGAGTTGAGCCGGACGCGGCCGGTGGTATTGCCCGCGCCGCCCGCGACCGCTGCCGCCGCGACGCCGATCAGCAGGTTGGCGGTCGCAACGGTCGTGCAGCGCCGGTTGGTATCGTCCCAATAGACGAGCGCGCCGACCGTCCAGGCCTGCGAGCCGATCTTGGTTAGTTCGAACACGCCGGTGAGATCAAGCGCGACATCGGCAGACAGCGCGGCATCGTTGGTGGCGACGCCGAAGAGTTGGCCGACCTTCGCGCCCTGGCCGGACGTGATGGCATAAGGCGCGGGCACCACCACGGTGTTGCCCGCCTGGATGAAGTTCCGCATGGGATGGGTCTCCTTGAGTTCGGGTTGGGCTGGCGTCGCCGTCAGACGCCGGCGTTGAAGAACAGGCCGCGGAAGTCGATCGCCTTGGCGGCGAAGTCGTGCCTGATCTTGAATTCGACGCCATCGACCTCGAATCCGACGCGCTGATCGAGGAAGGGCTCGGACTGGCCTTCGAGGCGGCAGTACTCGATCGTGTCGATGGTCGCGGGATCGGCCGCCAGCCACCAGCGCTGCGGGCCCGCCGTGTTGAAGAGGCGCGGCTCCTCGATCACGTCGAAGGCGTTGGCGTAGGGGTTGACCTGAGACGCCTGCGCAGGCGTCGTCTGGGCAATGATCTTGCGCGCCTCGATCGCCCGAGTGCCCGGCGCCACTAGAATATAGCGCGGGTAGTTGTTGATGATCTGATCGCCGGTGACGCCGGCAGGCGTCATCTCGCGCTGCTGCGTCATGAGTTCGATCGCCTGCGTGAGCGAGGCCTCGGTGATTGCCGCCGCCGTGCCCTGGTTGGCGCGGCCCGCTGCCGCCGAGAACAGCGTGACGCCATCCGCCAGGAGCGGGTTCGAAAGAATCTCGTTGTAGACAAGGCCGCTTTCGAGATCCGAGGCCTTCATGCCCGCCGTGCCGAGCGCCCGGTCGAAGGCGCGCAGGTCGTCATTAACGATCGCCTGCCGGGTGAGCGCGACGATGCGGCCGAAGGTGGCGAGGCGATAGGTTTCCCGGCTTTCCGCGATGGTGCCATAGCTGAACTCGGCGCCTTCCATCACCGGCAACAGGCCCGGGAAGTTGCCGATCTGGGTTGGGAACAGCGGCTTGAAGTCGGTGGTGGTGATGCCGCGCGTCCAGCGCTCGAAGGTGCGCGGCGCCGTCTGGTAAGCCTGCCGCAGACGCTTGCCCGCGACGTTGGCGAGGATCAGCGGGAAGTCGCTCGTGCCGTGCGGTCCAGCATTGCGAAGCGCGATCTGCACCACTTCGTTCGCGGTCATGCCGCGGGTGCGCACGCCAACCTGTTGCAGGGTTTCGCGGGCGATTTCGACCAGCGACATGCCGCGATACTCCCGGGCGCGATCCGGCAGCGCATTCGCCGATGGCGCAAGGCGATGGGCAATCGCTTCGGTGATGGCCTCGCGCCGGGTGACGGTCGCATCAAGCCCGCCCGCCGGGAAGGAGACGGCGGTGTGGCCCACGCCGCGCTCATCACGTTCGGCGAGCTTGTCGAGAATGACGCGGCGGGCTTCCTCGATGGTGACGCCGCGCGTCACGAGATCATCGGCAAAGGCGCGTTCGAGCCGGAAGCGGTCGGCGAGGCCGAGGATCGTTGCAACGCGCTCGCGTTCCTCCGCGCGAACCTGATCGGCGTTCGGCCCAGCGACCGGCGGATCGGGCGGCGCCGGATTGGCGCGTTCATTCGCGGCAGGCACGGGCGCGCTCTCCGGCGCGGCTTCACGGGTCTGGACAGGTTCGTCCATGGCGGCGGTCTCCATTGTTCGGGTGTGGGAAGTGACGATTTCAAAGGGAAAGGTCGGTGCCTCGTCCGCCGCGCGGACTTGCGCTCCCGGATCAGCGCCGAAGGCGACGAAGGACAGCTCGTGCGGCGTCCAGCGTTCGACGAACCAGCGTTCAGGTTCGCCAACATGTTCGGGCCGTTCGACGCGCACCTTGTCGATGCGGTAGCCGACCGAGATGTTGCGGACGATCCCGTCCGTCACGAGCGCGAACAGGCGATCGGCGGCCTCATCGACGCCAGGCTTCGGGAAGCGCAAGGCGGCGCGGCCTTCGCCCTTGTCGATCCAGGCGCGTTCGACGACGCCGACAATCGCGCGCGTTGTCCATTGCGAATGGCTGTCCAGCACCGGCGCGCCGGCATCGAGGCGCGAGAGATCGACCGCATCGCGCGAGACCACGAGGATTTCCTCGTAGTCGATCGCGGTATCAAAGCCGGTCCAGCGACGGCGGCGCACCGACGCGCCCGTGGTCCAGACGACTTCGACGGTTCGGGTCTCGGCTTCGATGGAGGCGACCGGCGCAAGCCGGGTCTGCATCGGCAGCGCATTAGCCACAGGCGGTGCGCCGCGCAAAGGCGGTTGAGCAGGTTTCATGGTTTCCTCGAAGTGGATCAGTCGCCGGGCTTGGGCTTCGGCTTGCCCGGCGGCTCGTTGTCTGCGGTGTCGCCGGCCGGGTCGTTCGGATCGGGCTGCGCCGTTCCGGCCTTGGTCATCATGCGTGGATCGCTATCGAGCACGATCTTCAGCCGATCGAGAGCCGCATTCATTTCCGCGATTTCGCCTAGTTGCGAGGCCGGGTCGTAACCCTGCCGGGCGATGGCCTGGGCGAGAGTCATGGTGCCCGAACGCAGCATCAGAAGATCAGCCTGCGCGTCCTTCAGGGGATCGACGGCATCGAAGCGCGGCGGTTGCCATTCGACTTTGACCACGGGGTTCGGGATCAATCCCGCAACCCAAGCCGCCTCGGTGAACCAGCGCCAGACCGGTTCGCAAAAGCCCGGGATCACCAATTGCCATTGCAGGGCATCGACCATGCGCCGGAATTCGACGAGACCGCCGCGCAGGCTCGAATAGTTGACTTGAGACAGATCGCCGGTGAGCAGTTCGTAAGGTACGCGGTATCCGGCGGCGATGATGTGCAGCTGCGCCCGTAGCCATTCTGAGACGCCAGCCGTGGAGGCCGGCTGGTTGAACTTGATGTCCTTGCCGCCGCGCGCATAGGCGATCAGGCCGGGCTCGAACTGTTCAATGGTCTTGCCATCGGCATCGACGACGGTCGGCGCGACGCCCTGATCGGCCTCATCCGCGCCGAGCACCACGCCGACAAGGCAGGCTTCGGTTTTCTTGCGGACCAGCTCGGCATTGGTCCAGTCATCGAGATCACGCATCGCCCGCATGGCCGGCGCGCCCCAGGGCACGCCGCGGCTCTGCACTCGCTGGCGCTCGAAGAGGTGGGCGATGCCATCCGAAGGGACGCGCGCCGAGGTAAGGCTGCGCGACAGCGGCACGCTGGTGTCGCCGGGATGATCGGGAAACAGCCAATAGGCGCGGCGGCGGCCGATGGCGTCATATTCGATGCCGCGCACAATCCGCCCGCCGTCGGCAAGCGCACCGATCTTGGTGTCGTCGAGGTGATCGGCTTCGAGAAGTTGAAGCTGCAAGGGAACGGGAAGCTTGTCTTCGGTGCGGCGGATACGACGGCGAAGGAACACATCGCCGCCTTCGATCATCTCGCGCACGGCGAGCGTGGTGAGCCCATGGAAATCAGCGAGGCCATCAGCATCCGATCTTGCCGCCCAGGCCTCCCAGAGTTCATTGATCCGGTTGTCGAGCGCATCCGTTCCGGTCGCTGCGCGCGGCCTGATCCCGGCGCCGACGATGTTGTTCACCAGCACCGCCACGGCTTTTGCCGCGTGCGGATTGTTTCGTGTCAGATCCCGCATGCGGTCGCGCAACCGCGACGCGCCGGACGCGATCTCGCCATCGGCGGATCTGGACGATGACCGCCAGCCATCGGTGCGCCGGCCGACCGCTGCGCCGTCATAAGCGCGCGCGAGCTTCTCGAACGCCTGGCGTTCCAGAAGCCGCTTACGGGCGGCGCCAGGTGCTACGCTGGCGATAGCGCGATCGATCCAGTTCGCGCCCATTACCGATCACCACGCCCGAAGCTGGCAAATCCGGCGATCGGGCGCGGATTGCCGGAAGTGGTGGCAATCTCGGTCTCGATGGTGCGAATGCGCTTCAGGAGATCGTCCGCCGAGCCATATTCAACAGTCTTGCCGTCATAGGTGACGCGCAACGTTCCGCCCGCGAAGGCGCGCTTCAGCGCATCGAGTTCGGTCTGCGTCCAGGGCATCGGAAATCCCGCGAAAAGTCAGAACCATTTGTCGCGCCGCCCGAGCCAATCGGAGCGGCGCACGGGCGCGGTCGTGGGCGTGAGGCCGCGCTGATCGACGGGCCGCGCTTCTTCCTCGGCCGCAACCCGAAGCTCTTCTTCGAGTGCTTCGAACCTGGCGTCGTCGAATCGGTCGATCCCGAGCAGCCACGCGGCGGCGCGGGCATAGACCCGGCAATCGAGCGCCTCGTTGCGCTCGCGCATCTGCCGCCATTCGAGTTTGGAAAAGCCGCGGCGGTCGCGCACTGTCACCAGTTGCTCCGCGACAAGCTGCTTCACCCATTCGGCGGTCACGCTTTTCGGCAAATGCACAAAGCCGTCGGGAAACGGCGTGCCGGCCGCAAGCTCCTCATCGGTCGGCCGGTCAAGCCGCAGGAAGCGATAGGTCTCCGATTTGAAGACGGCGACCGAGACCTTCCAGAGCTTCACGCCGCGCCGGATCGTGCGGCCGTGCTCGTTGACATCGACATAGGTCGGGCCATCGACCGGCGTTGACCGGTCGAAGCCATCGACGCCTTTGATCGCGAGCGCCTGGCCGACGCCGACGCGCCGCACCCAGCCATAGACGGCGGCGGTGTTGCGCCCATCGCCCGAGTCGATCGCAAGCCGCGCGATCCGCATCCGTGCGCCGTTCTCATGGCGCCACGTCTGGCCGAGCAAGGCGGTGAGCTTTCCCCAAACCTCTTCGCGGGAGGTGTCGCCTTCGAGCACGATGTGTTCGACGAGCGCGCTGGTGAGCCGTCGGCCCCACGCCCAGATGTCGACTTCGATTCGATCGTGCTGAACGTCGGCGCCGGCCGTGAGGATCAGGCCGCACCGGGCTACCCTCGGCGCGAAATCTTCCCGCCGCTCGTAGAGGCGCTGCCAATCCGGGGCTTCGCCGCGTTCTTGCCACGTCTCGCCGAGCAGCGTGTTCTTCGCGGCTTTGAGCGCCGCATCATCGCCCTGAGCCGCTTCCCATTCGCGGGCGATGTCGGCCCAGCCAAGCCAGCCGACCGGC